TTAGCACTTCCAGCGTCATTTACTGCTGTAGCAGCACCTGATTGAGCACCAGTTTCAGCGAATGGATTAGCGATTAAGCCATATCTAGTCTTGAATCCGATTTTCGGTTGGAAAGTGTCTTGACCAACAGCTCTAACCATTTGTAGAGGTACATATGGGCAGTAAAATATTCCTGCGTCATATGGTGATGTACCTTTGTATCCAACAACATAATACTGTTTAGCAGTACTGTTTGCTGAATATGGATCAATGTACACTTTAAATCTACCGTTAAGTACACCTGCAAAAGTATTGCCTGTGTCATCAACGTTTAGGTTGTTATTAAGAGCTGGTGTGTAATCTAATACTCCAGCCATTTGAAGAGCAGAAGCAACGTCCGAAGAACAGATAATTATATTACCTTTCCCTCTACGAGTTCTTTGCGCTATTCTATTAGCATCTCTTTCAAGTTGGAACATAAGACCTTTGAATCTCTCAACTGACCATCTGCCATTTGAGTCTGTATCTAGGTCAAAAATTCCCGCTGTAGTTACGTTACCAGTTTGAGCACCTTTTTCTGAATTGATGTAGATAGTTCTTACAACTTCTCTATTAATTTCAGCTAAAATTTCAGCTGACAAGATGTTTGCAAGTTCTGTTTCTGCGTCTAAACCGTGGATTGCTTTTAAGTCTTGAGCAAGTTCCATAGTGTATTCAGCTTTAAGAGCTCTTGATTTAGCAGTTACAGTAGATTTCTCTATAGAGAAAGCCATTTCTGCAAATGCATTACCGCTAGCATCGCCAAGAGCTTCAGCTTTCGCTGTAGTCATAGCAGTACCTTTAGTATATGTTCCAGGTGAACCGTCGTTTAGAACTCCTGGATTAGTTCCAGCGTGGTCAGTCGCTGAGTAGCCATCAACAGATGATCCAGCAGCATTTCTACCACTAAAATCTGTATCAGCTTCGTCAAAGAATGATTCTCCGCCAGTTTGTGAAGTATATCTACTTCTCATTGCGAAAATAAGTCCTGTAGGACCTGTCATTGGTTGTACACCTGCGATATCGTATGCAATTAAATTCGGCATTGCTCTACGTACTAATGAAATTAGAATTGGATCCCAATTCGCTACAGCACTACCTGTTGCGTTTGTTGGAGCCGCTTCTGCCAAGTAAGCGTTATCTTCTTTAGAAGCACGTTCTTGGTTTTCTAATATCACGGATGTCACGGCACGTCTATAAGCATCAGTAATTTTTGGTAAATCAGGATGCTCTAGTACTGGCTGCCATTTTTTTTCGTGTGTTTCAGATAAGTACATATGTGTTTATCTCCCTTTATATTTACTTAATAGACAGTTTAATGTCTTTAGTTTTGCTTATAGCGGCGCTGTAAGCAGCCATAGATTTTGATAAATCAGGATTAACTCCTTCTCCATCTGCCGCCACATCATCTAGGTTCTCTTTCGTTTCAACTTTCTTTCCAAAATAAGATTCTTTAACAGTTTCTAATTTCTTTTGATAGTCTTTTGCGTTAGAGTATTCAATACTTTCAGCAAGTTTAGCAAATTTTTCTTTTGCTGTGTCAGCAAGGTCTTCAGAAACTTTAGCTTTGATTTCTTCTCTAACTTTAGTTCCAACTTCCTTGTTTAACTCAACATTTTTTTCTATTTGCTCATTGAGGTCTTTTTCCAGTTTTTCAATTTTACCTGCTTGGTCTTCAAGCACGTTATATTTTTCATCTGGTACGTCAATGTAATGGTCTTCAAATAATTTTTTCAAACCATTGATAAAGTCTTCAGCAATTTCCCCTTTGATACCTCGTTCAAGAGCGATTTCGTTTTCTTTCATCCACTCTTCAACAACATATGCTAAGTAAGAATCAACTTTTTCAGTTAATTCAGATTTTGCTTTAGCACTTTCTTGCTCTAATTTGTTATTATAATCTGTTTCCATTTCTTCAGCAATTTCTTTTACTTTAGATTTGATTGCCGCTTCAAAAATGGTAGCAGCTTTTGCCTTAAACTCTTCGGTTAAGTCTTTCTCTCCAGCGATAAGAGCGTCAACGTGTTCTTTTACGTCAATCTCTTTTTTCTTTTCTTTGTCTTCGTCTTCAGTTCTTACTTCAGCGTCATCTTTAGCTTTTTTATCGTCTTTCTTTTCGTCAGACTCTTTGACATCTTTTTTGTCTTTTTTAGCGTCAATAGCTTTTTGAAGTGCTGGTGGTAAGTCGCCTTCCTTAATTTCTTTACCGTCTTCGTCTTTTTTAGTTTCTTTATTCTCCAATTTAGTGTTGTGTCCACTTAATTTAGGCATTGCGTCAGCAGCGCCTTGATGTTTTTGAGGAGCTTGTCCAGAAACTTTTTTCATCTTTTTAGTTGCGTCAGGATTGCTGTCCGTAGGTTTAACTACTGCCTTACCTAAATCTTCATATTCACTCATTTTAGCAATATGAGAAGGTTCAGCCGCCA